ATGCGAGTCGGTAGTGATCTGCAAAGCAAGGCGTTGCTGGCGCTGGAGGAGGTGTGCGCGGAATGCCGGTTCGGCAAGCCTCGGCGAACCCATGCGGTGCGCTTTGCGCTTGCCTATCTGTGGAGCCAGTCGAATGGGCCTGCTGAAACGTTCATCGCCTTCTGGCAGGAGCTCGACGGTTGGAACAAGTTGCACCGCTGGCGACTGGCGGACGCTGCATTGAATGAGATCTATCGCGCCGTAGGTGCCTCGGTGGCCGGCCGCGACGAAATCAGCAGCGAAATGTGGAGACAGGCTCAGGCGCGCCATGAGAGCGCGAGCGCAGATCAATCAGGCGTGCGCAAGCTGCGGAACCGGTGAGTGCCGACCGTCTAACTATGGGGCAGCGAATAGACATTGCGCCCCAAGAATACCCAGCGCTACCCTAGGAGCATCTAGAAGGGGTTCACCGATGTTGCTGGGCATTCTTACGATCATGCAGCCGATGATGGCCGAGCCCGTTTATTTGCGATGCTCATTCCCAGGCAATGGGGCGGTGGTTATGATCACTCCCGATGAAGCGAATGCTGCCGTTACGGTTGCGCTGCCTGCCACTGGATACAGCGCAAAGATGCCTGCGGCCTTCACCGCGAGCGAAGTCCGATTCCAGGATACTCGTGTCGCCTATGTGCTGAGCCGCACCGACCTGTCCGTTACCCGCACGATCAAAATGATCAGCTCAACTGATAACGGAAAGTGCGAGATCGAGAAGGCGCCAAAACGGGCCTTCTGAGCGCTACTTCCGCTGGCCCACAAAGATCACCCTGCCAATGATGTGCACCTGATCGATATGAGCGTCGTCAGGAGGAACCCGCTCGTTGTCCGAGAGGATAATGACGGTTTCGCCTTTGATCCGCAGCCTCTTGATCATGACCACTTCACCGATTGCGAGAGCCCAGAAAGCATCCGGCTCTCGCACCTTCACCTCGGAACGGTCGATGAGCACCATGTCGCCGTCGTTGATGGTAGGTTGCATTGAATCACCGCGACCTCGCGTGAACGTCAGCAGCGACGGGTCCGTCTGCGTGATCGACTCCAACCAGTACCTGGCGAACAGATGCGACCGCGTAACCACCGGCCCATCTGCGAATGTCCCGCCCAACCCAAAGGAGCGGTCGATCTCGTCGACGCTAACCAGGTCCAGGGTGTCAGGATCGAGCGCAGGCACCGAGATACGGTCGGCGTTCTCAGCCCCGTCACGCGCTCCTGTCACGATATACACGATATCCGCACCGAGCCGAGCAATACGAAGCAGGTAGTCGACGTCCATGGCCGACTTCCCCTGCTCGTAATTGAGCTGAGTGTTCTTGCTGACAGCCGCTTTAGCGGCAAACCCGCGCTGATCGAACTTTAGGCGCATCCGCTCCTCGCGGAGCCGCGCGCCGACCACCTCACTCATATCGCATAGCCCAAAAACCTGGGGCAACCAGGCAGGGCTGACTTGCAGACCCCAATTTATTGGGGCATGATCCAAAAATTAGGTACAAACTTTTGGACTCACGCCCCATGCTATTGGACCATATGCACCCCGCAGACGTTAGAGCGGCGTTGCAGAAGCGCTTTGGGACCGTCGGCGCCTTCATCGCCGCGAACAATCTCCCAGTGACGGGCGTGTCCGACGTTCTGCGCGGGCGTACGAGCAAGCGCGTCCGCGAAGCCATCGAGGCAGTTCTCAAGGAGCAGGCCGAATCCATTAATTTGGACGATACCGCCCAAGAGCCTGGGACGCACCGTCAAAATGCGGAGGCGCGCTAGACATGGCGACGCTTCCCGCGAACGATCTCGGCAAGAGCGAGCTCGACAACCTGCCGGTCGTCGAGGAAATCGTGATGATCGAAACGGCGTTGATCGACGCCGGGCCCCGGCTCCGTCTGGTCGATGAGGTATGGGCTGGCGCGCTCGGCGACCTGATCCTCCGTGAGGGTCAGCGCGATGCTATTGACGTGTGCCGCGCCTCGAACGGCCGATTTCGGCTTGCTGGCGCTGGCGGCCACCGCCTTCGCGCGGCCCAACTCCGCGACATCGAGGGGCTCAAAGCTCGGATTTGGCCAGATGACGCCGTCGGCGCCGAACTGCGCGAAATCCAAGAGAGCCTTCATCGCCGTGATCTAGAACCGTACGAGCGCGCAACATTCGTCGCGGCCGCCGTTTCGTGCGTGAAGCGGAAGGCGGGAATCGATCCGAATAAGGATGGGCGCGCGGCATCGGCCCAGGCGCGCTGGCAGAAAGTCCTTAGCGGCGAGGCTGAGGATGCAACCGGAATCGTTACGGTTGCATATGGCTGGGCGACGGAAGTTGCCAACGCGCTCGGATACAGCAAGGCATCAATCGAGAAGGACCTCCTCCTCCATCGCCGCCTGTCGCCCGAGATCGTCCGAAAGTTGCAAGCAGCGCGGCATCCCGTGTTGAAGAACGGGACTCAGCTTCGGACACTCGCGAAGCTGGAACCGGCCGAACAGGCGCGCGTCGTTGATCAGCTCGTCGATGCGGCGGCGCCGGCCAAGACTGTCAGCGATGCCCAGGCGCGGCTGCGCGGTGCCAACAAGCTTCCCTCGGACCCCGAGGCAAAGCGTCTGTCCGCCTTCCTCGGCAACTTCCAGCGCATGGGGATCGCCGAGAAGAAGGGGGCACTGTCGGAGCTGCTGCCCCTTTTGCCCGCTGGCACCGTGCTCAGCAACGTGGAGGGAAAATCCCCCCGGGCGAGTGACGCGCAGCGGCAGCACTACGAGGCGCAAGTTATCGACGGCCTCAAGGCCGCGTTCCATCTGCTCCTTCGCCTGAGCGATGGCGATGAGGTCGATGACGACGAGGTCAACTCGGCACGCTTCAAGACCCAGATGGCGATCATGTCCGCGAACAGCGGCTTCATTCCCGATCCGGTCGATACAAGCGCAACGGTTGCGGTTGTATCGGAACCGGTCCGCGCGGCGACCGAGGCAACGGTGGCGGCCGCTGCCGATACAAAGGCCAACCTGGCCCTTGTATCCGAGGCTAAGACATCGGTTGACGATGTCGCGTCCGAAGATGCCACCGATCCTCTTACCGTTGCGGCGCTCCAAGGCGACCTGCGGGCCTGCGTTCAATGGGTTTCGGACACCTTCCTAGACGGCGGTGACGCCGAGAAGGTCCTGCTGCTCACCCAGAATTTCGGTGGTCGCCATCGCTTCGCCAACGGAACCTACGAACTCCGGCTGGCGAAGGTCACCGCAACCTGCACTGCTGGCGCCCATGGCCTGATCCATAACTGGCTCCTCGCCGCTCGGCGTCGCCTCGAAAAGGAGGCCGCGTCAGCATGACCCCCAACGAGATTGCAGCGCTCGACTATATCCGCGAGCGGATCACGGTCGCCGGCTATTCCCCGACGGTCAAGGAAGTCGGCGTGCATATCGGGGTGTCCAACCCCGGCGCGCTCAAGATCGTCAACGCGCTGGTCGATGCGCGCCATATCCGCCGCGTCCCCTGCAAGAAGCGCGGGATCGAGCTGCTAGGCGTGACGGATCTGCGCTCGACGGACACGGCAACGATCGTCGCCGAGCTCAAGCGGCGCGGTGTCGAGCCCGGCGCGTTCAACGCGGATCGCCCGCGTCGCAGCGCCCGTGACGTGAGCTGCGCAGTCGATTGCTGCGACACCACCGTCCAGCGGGGCCATATGTTCTGCCGGGATCACTATTACTCGATCTCCGAACTGACGCGCCGCGCCCTGCACCGCACGCATAAGCGGTTCCAGTCCAGTCGCCGCCGCGAGGACGAGCGCGCGTTCCGCACCGCCTATTACGCCGCCCTTGCGGAGGCGACGGGCGAGCGCATCGGGTGCTTCGAGTGATGGCCCAGGCGGAAACCGAGGCGGCTCGTCTGCGCCGGCTGCGTGTGGCGTTCGAGCGCGCGCGGGACGCCAACGTGTCCGTCGACCAGGCGCGGTCGCTGATCCGTCTCGAACAGATCGACGCGCGCCGCGTCGCCCGCGAGGAGCGCCGCCAGCGCCGCGTCGAGGCGATGGAGGCCGAGCAGGCTGAGGGCCGCCCCTGGTGGCAGAAGGGGCCGATGGCGTGAGCAACCTGCGCCCCATCCGCACCGGCAACCTGCGTGCCGCGCCCGCCGGTCTGACGCCCGATCTCGTCGGGCGGTTCCTCGCGCTCGCCGACATGCTCGGCGGCCATACCGATCCGTTCCCCCAGGATGCCTCTATCGCCGCCTCGGGTCGCACCCCCGGCGATGTCCAAGCCCCAATGATCGCGGCCGAGGAGGCCGGCCGCGATTCGATCTCGGGAGGAAGCCGGTGACGCGCTCTGACCTGCTCGCGAAAATCAAGAAGTGCCTCGCCCTCGCCGCGAGCGCGACCGAACACGAAGCCGCTGCCGCGCTGGGCATGGCCCGGAAGCTGATGGACGAATATGGCGTCGATCAGATCGAGCTGGACTTGGCCGACGTTGCCGAGGCCGACGCGCGCGGTTCCGGCAACAGCGTCCCGGCCGAGTGGGAAAGCTACCTCGTCAGCGCCGTCGAACGCGCGCTGACGGTCGAGGTGATTCTGATCCCCCATAGTGGTTGGCGGTTCATTGGCCTCGCCCCCGCACCCGAGATCGCGAGCTATGCCTTTCTCGTCCTGTTCCGGCAGCTCAAGAAGGCCCGCGCGGAGTATATCGGCACCGAGCTCCGCCGCTGCACCGTAGCGCGCAAACGCAAGCGGGCTGATGTGTTCTGCGAAGGTTGGGCCAGCGCGGTCTATCGCAAGATCGCGGCCCTCAACCCCAACCGAGAACTGCATCCGTTCGTGCGCGCGTTTCTGGCCGAGCGATATCCGCGCCTCGATCAGGTCGAGGCACGTGCAGCCGCGCTAACCGGCGCTGTCGCCGCGCGCGATCGCGGCAATGGTTACGACGCCGGGCGAAGTGTGTCGCTCCATAGGGGCGTCGATCAGAACGCCCCGGCGGCGCTCCTGGGGCGCGACTGATGCCCGTTGATCCCCGCATCCAGGCCGCGCTTGATGCGCCGCTCACCACGGCGACGGATCTCCGATTCCGTCCGGTGAAAGGGTATGTCCAGCCGCCCGGTACGGGGCCGCTCGGCGAATTCTGCCAGGGATGCCGCCACGCTCATCCGACGGGCAGCGATTACCGTACCTGGTTCTGCAACCTGGTCCGCGATCTGCCGCGCACCACGATCAGGCTAGATACCAAGGCATGCGGCCGCTGGGAGGCGCGTCGCTGATGCCCCTCGATCCCCGCATCCAGGCCGCGCTTGATGCGCCGCTCCGTTTCGGATCGTCTATCGACGGTCACGGGCTGGTCGAGCGCGTCAGGAATCGCGGCTATGCGGCAACGCCGGGCACTGGCCCGGCCGGCGAGAAGTGTCATTCGTGCGCGCACAGCTATTTCGTGCAGCCGAGCGTCAAGCGCTTCTACAAGTGCCGGTTGACCCGGTTCACGAACGGGTCCGCCAGCGACATCAAGATCAAGTCGCCCGCCTGCCGCCGTTGGGAAGGGCGTGGGGATGGGTAAGCGGCGCCCCTCGATCCCGGCAGGGCAGTTCGCCTTCACCTTCGACGTGCCGATCCCGGCGCGCGAGGGCTCGGCGCTGGCCGGCCTGGACAAGCAGGTGGCGGCGACCGTCGCGTTGATGCTCAAGGAAGATCCGCGGCCGTCGCGGTTCCTGATCGCCGCCGCGATGTCCGAGCTTCTCGACGAAGAAGTCACCAAGGCGATGCTGGACAAGTACGCCTCGGAGAGCAGCGAGACGCACGCGATCTCCTTCGCGCGCATGCTGGCGCTGACGGCCGTAACGGAGCGCTTCGACCTGCTCGACCGGCTGACCCGCCAGATCGGCGCGGCGCTGCTCGTCGGGCCCGAGATCATGACGGCCGAGCTCGGCAACATCGATCGACAAATTGCTGAACTGAGGGAGCGGCGCCGCACGATCGAGCGATCGGCGCCGACGATCGCTGGCGGGAGAACCAAGGCGTGAAGCTGGGCGGGGGGAAAGAGTGGTTCACCGCAAAGGAGCTCGAAGAGCTCGCCTTGCCGGGGCTGCGCATTTCCAAGCGAAAGATCAATGACCGTGCCTCCGCCGAGTGCTGGGCGCTGCGCGAGGATGCCGATGGCAATCCGCTGGCGCGGGTCCGTATCGGTGTTCGCGGCGGTGGCCTGGAATATCATTTCAGCGTTCTCCCCGCCGCCGCGCGCGCCGGCCTGGCCGCAATGGGCGTCGGTGCCGTCGCCCATGTCAGCGACACGCCAGAGTCGAGCACCGCCGCGCTGTGGCGCTACTACGAAGGGCAGACGGACAAGGTGCGCGCCGACGCCGAGTATCGCCTCGGCGTGCTCGACTCGGTCGAGCTGTTCCGCGCGGCTGGCATGACCATGACCGCCGCGATCGGCGCGGTCGCGGGCCGCGAGAACATCTCCGCATCCTCGATCCGCGACTGGCAGGGCAAGGTTCGCGGCGTACCGACAGGCGATCGCCTGCCATATCTCGCCCAGCAGCATGCGGGCGGCAACCGGGAGATCGAAGTCGATCCCGAGGCGTGGCAGCTGCTGCTTTCCGACTATCTGCGCCTCTCCGAGCCGAGCTTTTCGAGCTCCTACCAGCGCGTTCTACGCGACCACTGCCAGCCACGCGGCATCACGCTCCCGATCGAGCGCACCCTGCGCCGGAAGTTCGACCGTGAAGTGGATCCGCGCGTCGTGATCGCCCGCCGCAAAGGCGAGGAAGCGCTTCGCCAATCCCTACCCGCACAGAAGAGGAGTGTCTCCGGCATGCATGCATTGGAACTGGTCAATATCGACGGCCACCGCTGGGACGTGTTCGTCCAATGGCCGGACGGCACGATCGCCCGCCCCGTGATGGTCGGCATCCAGGACGTTTACAGCCGCAAGTTCCTCGCCTGGTCGATTGGCCGGACGGAGAGCGCGGTGGAAACGCGCCTTGCGCTCGCCCATTTGTTCGAGCGGTACGGCATTCCGGGCGGCATCCTGCTCGACAACGGCCGGGCCTTCGCCAGCAAGTGGATCTCTGGCGGTGCGGTCTCGCGCTTCCGGTTCGCGATCCGGGAAGAGGAACCGCTGGGCATCCTCACCATGCTCGGCATCGATATCCATTGGGCCAAGCCGTATCGCGGCCAGTCCAAGCCGATCGAGCGCATGTTCCGCGACTTCTGCGACGCGATCGCCAAGCATCCCGCCTTCGAGGGCGCGTACACGGGCAACCGGCCCGATGCGAAGCCGGAGAATTATGGGTCCCGCGCGGTGCCCCTGGATCGGTTCATCGAAGTGGTCGAGGCCGGGTTCGCCGCCCACAACGCGCGGCCTGGTCGCCGTACGGAGATGGCGCGCGATGCCGGGCTCAGCTTCGACCAGGTGTTCGAGCAGAGCTATGCGATCTCGCCCATCCGCAAGGCGACCGAGGAACAGCGCCGGCTCGCGTTGCTGACCGCCGACGATCGCCCCACTGACCGTAAGACCGGCGCGATCAACCTGTTCGGCAACCGCTATTGGGCGGAGCCGCTCGGCCAGGTTGCGGGCGATCGCGTCACCGTGCGGTTCGACCCCGACGATCTGCTTGCGCCGCTGCATGTCTATCACCGCGACGGCCAGTACCTCTGCTCGGCGCCGGTGCTGGAGGCCACGGGCTTCCTCGACGTGAGCGCGGCCAAGCAACGCGCCCGCCTGGAGAAGGATCACCGACGCAAGGCCAAGGAGCTGGAGCAGGCACTGGATCTGCTGGAAGCCGACCGTATCGACGCGTTGCTCTCGCCACCCGCTGCGACGGAGACTCTGCCGCCCGCCGGCGCAATCCGCCCTGTCCGCACGCGCGGCAATACCGCTGCCGCTCTCAGGACCACCACGCAGAAGGCGCTCAGCACCGCCTCAGAGGCGGCCCGCGGAGCCGCCCTCGATCAGCTCGTCGCCGGGGCGAACCGCCTCCGCGTCGTGAAGTGATCGACGAACCCCGAACCCCGAAAGACTGATCATGATCGATCCCAACAACATCCCCATCTCCTTCGAGGACATGGCCGTGTGGCTCAAAGCCCACAAAGACGCGGGCTCGCTGAGCTGGCAGGCGCTCGGCAAGCGCATGGGCCTGCCCTATGGCACTGTGTCGGGCTACACCTCGCCCAGCTTCGCCGGTAATCGCGAGAAGGCGGCGAAGATCATCTACGCCTACAAGCAGCAGGTGGAGAGCCAGGCGGCGCAATCGGCGATCGCCCTCAAGAAGATCCCGTTCGTCGAGACCAAGACGGCGAACCGCCTGATGTTCCTGATGGAATGGGCACATGGCGGCCGGATGACCGCTGCGGCGATGGGCCCCGGCACCAGCAAGACCGAGACGGCCAGATACTACCGCGAATGCATGGGCGCCACGGTCTGCCATGTGGAGTTCAGCCAGTCCTCCAAGACGGTAAGCGCCATGATCGCGGAGGTGATGCGCGCGATGGGACTGTCCGGCCCGATCGGCTGGGTTGCTCAGCGTTCCGCCCAGGTGCGCAAGCATGTCGAGGGCCGCGACTTCCTCCTGATCGCTGACGAGGCCAACCACCTCTCCTTCGAGGCCATGGAGGAAATGCGAGCATGGCACGACCAGGCCGGGCTCGGCGTGATGTTCCTGGGCAACGAGGAGCTGGTGACCCGCATTCGCGGCAGCGCCAAGGGCCATGCCTATGCGCGCCTCAACAGCCGGATCGCGCATTTCCACATGCAGGATCTGCCGCTCGAGGAGGATATCCATACCTTCCTCGATGCCAACGGCATCGACGATCCCGCGATGATCAAGCCTCTGCTGGAGGTGGGGTTGTCGCCGGCACATGGCGGGCTCCGCGAGATCCGGCAGGTGCTGGAATCGGCGAACATCGCCGCGATCGGCACCGACAGCGTGCTGGAAGTCCAGCACATCCAGCAGGCGATCGCGAGCCGTACCAGCGACGCGCGGAGGCGCAGGTGAGCGGGTTCGCCGCAACGAGGCGTGGCGGCACCTGCAACCGCTACGTCCCGATGCTTCTGGCTGCGACCGAGCTCGGCCTCGAATGTCTTGAGCGGGAGCTCTCGTGCCTCCTCGAAAGCATGTGCTTGCTGGATGCCGATCTCAAGCCGCGTCGCGATACGATCGACCCGGAGTTCGAGGACGACGCCATCGTCCTTGAGCGCGCGATCGCCGAGGTTCGGGCCGTGATCGCCGAAGTTCGAGGTGGGGCATGAAGCTGCTCCGCCGCATCGTCGACTTCCTTCGTCGGCCGGGCTGGCTGGGCTGGTCCTTCGCCATTTCCATCATCGTCGGCACCGTCGCCGCCCAGGTGGCGCCGTGCACTTCCTGCTGGGGAGTCAATCCATGATTACGCTTGCCGTTGCCCTGGACGAGGGCGATTGGGCCGATCCCGTTGCGATCGCGCGTCAAAGCCTGGAGCTGATGTTCGGGCCGGTGCGCATCGCGCCGCTGCCGCCCGCTAGCGCCAAGCCCGATCCCACGGTCCGCGAGCTGGCTGAGACCGTCGCGTTCGAAATGGGCCTGAGTGTCGAGGAGCTTATCGGCGAGAGCCGGGAGCGCCGCATCTCGCGCGGTCGCTTCGCGATCGTCTGGCTCGCCTCGGCGGTTTGCGGCCGCTCCATGATGGGCATCGGTCGGGCGCTTGGGGGCCGGGACCATTCGACGATCCGCAACGCCATCGCGCGCGCGGCCGAACTCCGCGACGCCGATCCGGCGTTCAAGCGGGTGACCGACAAGATCGCCGACCAGATCCGGGGAGCGCGCGCATGAGCTCCGCCAATCGCATCTTTGGGGCGGGCGCTTCGCAGGCGTCTCGCACATGCCGGGCCGCCGCGCCGACCGCCCAACCCACCGCGCCCAATGGCGACGCGAAACTCCGTCGCATGCTCGCGGCCGTGCATGTCGCCAAGAAGGAGATGGCGCTCTGCCAGGATGACTATCGCGCGATCCTGCTCGAAGTGACCGGCAATCGGAGCGCGGGCGATTGCAACGAGGCGCAGCTCGCCCTGGTGCTGGATCGCTTCCGGGCGCGGGGATGGAAATCGGCACAGCCAAAGGGCCGTGCCGCGCCCCGCCGTGCCGACCATGCCCCGGCCCGAAAGGCGCGCGCCCTGTGGATCTCGCTGCACGCTCTCAACGCCATCGAAGATCCCTCTGAGCGGGCGCTTGAGGCGTTCGCCAAGCGGCAGCTGAAATGCACCGCGCTCCAGTGGGCGGACCAGGGCCAGACGTTCAAGCTGATCGAGGCGCTCAAGGACATCGCCGAGCGGCATGGCTGGGAACAGTCGCTGCGCGGCGTGAAGACCGATGCCCATGTCATCGTCCTCAAGCGCCGCCTGGTCGAGGCCATCCTCGCCAAGCTGGTCGCGATCGACGCGGTGCCCGCGACCTGGTCGGTGGCGCGGGCGGCATTCGCCTTCGGTGGCGAGGAGGTGAGCCTGCTCACCGCAAGCAGTTCCCAACTGGACATCGTCGCGCGCGAGCTCGGCGACGTTCTGCGCGATCTCAAGGGAGGGTCCCCGTCATGATGCAACTCAACACCCCAGGGCAGCGGGGCTATCGCCCGACCTATCAGAGCGGCTGCGCCTGTCCCGGCTGCGCGCGGTCGAACTGGATCGTCGGCCGCGTGTCGGCGGAATGCGCCTATTGCCGCACGGCGTTGCCGCTTGCCCCGGCGCCGCTCCGCCACGCCGAAGGAATGCGCTATCCGGCATGGGCGGTGCGGGTATGAGCCGCCGGAACGATACTGCCGCCCGCTATCGCAAGATGCTTGCGATGGTCCCGGCCAAGCAACGGCGCGCGCTCGCGCTCGGGTTCAGCGTGCGATTGCTCGATCTCCTGTCGGAAGTGAGCATGCTGCCGACACAGGTGGCCATGGCTGGCGGCCTGGCCGACGCCATCCGAGATCTCGTCCCCGCCGATGTCCGCGCGGCTCTCGCTGCCGCGTATGGGGAGGATCAGGCATGATCGCCGTGTCCGACCATGCGCTGCTGCGCCATCTGGAGCGCGTCGAGGGCATCGATATCGAAGCGATGCGCGCGGATCTCGAACTGTCGTTCAGCCGTGCCCATGCCGCCGCCGACGAGCTCGGCCTGCGCAACTATGCGATCCGGAGCCGTGGCGTCACCTATATGGTGCGCGGCGGCACCGTCACCACCGTGTTGCCGGCGCTGGCCGAGCGCTCGCGGTACATGGCGCTCGCGGCGCGCCGGCCCGACTGACATGTCCCGCGAGCTCTCCGGCGAACTGCATGCGATGCTCGGCGACGAAGGGTTCGCCGCGCTCACGCAGGCGTTCGGAGGGACGCGGCTGCTCGTGCCGCGCAGGCTGGACGAGGACCACGAGATCGCGAAGGCGATCGGGATTGCCCTCGCCAAGCGCCTGTCGCGGCGCTACGCCCCCGATCAGTTACGCGTGCCGCTTGCTCGCGAGCATCGGGCGCTTCATTATCGGGGCCAGGGACTCAGCAACGCCGAGATCGCGCGGCGCCTGGGGATCACCGAGACCGGCGTGGACAAGCTGTTCCGCCGCCGCCCCGACGCCCCGGCCAAGGGCTCCCAACTTTCCCTCTTCTAAATGCGGCCATGCCCGCCAGGGCGGGCATGTGATCGTTGGTGCCCCGCGCGCACTGTCCAGTTCCAGGGCGGGGCGGCGTTGTAGGGGTTTGAGCCGTCCCGCCCACCTTCATTTTCGAGGTGGGCGACGTGGCACTTCTCAATGTTCAGCAGCTCCAGGCGCGCCTTGGCGTGACCGTGGACGGCAAGATCGGGCCGGCGACGCTGGCGGCGCTGTTCGAGCGTGCGGGCGCGAAATCCGATGTGGCCGCCGAGCTTGGGCTCGCAGCGAACGTCCATTTCCGCACCTATGGCATCCTCGACACGCCGCTGCGCTTGGCGCACTTCATGGCGCAGTGCGCGCATGAGAGCGGCGGGTTCAAGTACGACCGCGAGGTTTGGGGCCCGACGGATACGCAGCGCGGCTATGAGGGTGCCGCGCGCCTGGGCAACGATCAGCCGGGCGACGGCAAGCGGTTTCTTGGCCGTGGCCCCGGCCAGCTGACCGGCCGGTCGAACTACCGAATCTATGGCCGCAAGCTCGGCATCGACCTGGAGAAGCGCCCCGAGCTGGTCGAGATCTGGTCGATCGGGCTGCTCGTCTTCTGCGCCTATTGGGACACCTACAACCTGAATGGCTTCGCCGACGCGGACCAGGTGTTCGCGGTCTCCAACGGCATCAATCGCGGCAATGCCTTCTCGGACAGGGAGCCGAACGGCTGGGCCGATCGCCAGCGGCGGCTCGCGGCGATGAAGGGGCTGATCCTGTGATCCAGTATCTCGTGATCCCGTTCGTCGCGCTCGGCGCCGGCCTCTGGCTGGGCACCGCCGCCGCCTGGTTCGCCGCCGATGCAGCCGATGTCGGGTTGCCGACCCGGCTTTGGCGCGCCTTCGCCTGGCTCCCCGCCTATCTGCGGGGGCGGCTGTCGTGAAGTGGTTCAAGGATCTGCTGTACGGCGGGCGCAACGAGTATCTGGACATCGTCCGGCTGCTTGGCCTGGCTGGCGGGCTCACCTTTCTCGGCATCGAGATCGCGAAGTACGTCCGTACCGGGGCGTTCGACGAGATGCAGTTCGCCTTGGCCTGGGCGAGCCTGTTCGGCTCGATCGTGGCGGGGATCTATGCCCGGAACTATAGCGATCGCCGGCAGCGCGAAGCCGACGCCGGGGCCGTACAGGATGTCGGCGCGATCGTGCCGCCGCTGCCGGGGCCGAACCGGTGATCGCCGTGATCGCCGCATGGCTGGTCCGGCTTGGCGCCGCCCAGCGGTGGGCCCGCCCGATTGCCTGGGCGCTGCTCGCCGCCGTCCTGGTCAGTGTCGGCTGGTTGGCCTGGTCGCTGTGGATCTCGCGCCACGACCAGGCCGTCCGGTCCTCGGATCGCAACGCCGCCACCGTCCAGGTGCTCACCAACACCGTCGCCGCCGATCGCGCGGCCGGCGCCGCGAAGGGCGTGCGCGACGCGGCCTTCCGCAACGAACAAGCCAACCTCCAGGAGAAAGCCGATGCGGCTGCCGATAATGGCGCTAGCCCTCTCGACGCTGTGCTTGACCAGCTGCGCTAGGCCGGAGCTGCGCGCGGTCCCGGTGACGCCGGATCCGGCCCGGCTCGCCGACTGCCCCGCGACCTTCCCGATCGCGCCGGAGCTCGTGCCGCTCGCGCCGTTCCTGCTCCCGGACGGCCGGCGCGCCGTGCTGCTCGATACCGCGATCGAGCGGGACACGAAGACGGCGCACTACATCATCGCCGGGCGCGGTGCGTGGCACGCGTGCCAATCCGCCGTCGCCTATGTCCAGGACTGGTCCGCACGCATGGGCACGGGATCGGCGGTGAAGCCGTGACGACCTTCTGGTCCTTCCTTCTCGCGCTAGCCATGATCTCGGTTGCGGGGTCGATCTTCGTCACCATCAACAGGCCGTGGCGCATGCTCGACCGCGAGGATCGCTGGCTTGCCTGGGCGCTGATGTTCGCCTGGCTCCCGATCGCGCTGGCGATGCTAGTGGAGCTACTGGTTGAATACGTCGAAGCCAAGCGGGCCGACAGAGCCGCGAGGGCCGCCCGTGGAAGGTGACGACAACGTCGTTGCGGCGGCCGAGGCAACCGTTGCGCGCCAGACCGACACGACCATCGCCGGCATTCGCGCGCGCCTGGACGCGCCCGGCTCCGCCGACTGCCGCGATTGCGGCGAAGAGATCGAGCCCGCGCGCCGCGCAGCGCTCCCCTCGGCGACGCGGTGCGTCGCCTGCCAGGGACTGTCCGAACGTAGGGGGAAGCATTGAGCCTGAATACGATCGTCGCGGTGCTGTCCGCTGCGTCCTTGCTGATCAGCATAGGCACCGCTCTGTGGAGCTGGCTGTCGAAGGGCAATGCTGCCGTCGCTGCCGCGCTTGAGCGGGTCGTGAACAAGCAGATCGAGCACGACCGCCGCATCCAGAAGGTGGAGGATCAGCTCCCCCATATGCCGACTGCGCGCGAGGTGGCGGAGCTGGTGACCGAGATGCGCGGTGTGACCGAGCGGCTCAGCTCGATCTCCCAGGATGTCCATCGGCAGGGCGAGAGCATTCGCCGGATCGAGGACGTGATGCTGGAGGGCGGACGATGAACCTCGCCACCGAAATGTCCGCCGATGCGCGTCTCATGATCCTTCGGGAGCTTGCCGAGCAGGTCGACGGGCGGCTCTACGACAAGCAGCTCCAGCGGGTGCTTGGGATGAACCTGATCCGGCGCACCATGGATTGGGTGCGCACCGAGCTCCGCGCCATGAAGGAGCTGGGCGTGATCAAGATCATCGTCGTCGGCGAAGACGATATGTGGATCGCCGAGCTGCTTCCGCTTGGCCAGGAGCATCTCGACCGCCTGCGCATAATCGAGGGCATCGCGCGCCCCAAGAGCAGGCCATAGGCCATGTCCGCGCCCGATCAGGAAAGGCGTGAGGGGCGCGGCCGGCTCTCCACGATCGATCTCCTTCCCGACGCGGCCGAGGAAGATATCGTGTGGGCGCTGGAGCAGCTGCGCGCCCGCGCGATCCCGCAGAACCTGATCCTGGACCAGTTCAATGCGCGGCTCGGCTCGCGCGGGATCGCGCCGGTCAGCAAGTCGGCCTTCTCGCGCTGGTCCGTCCGCAAGGCGATCCAGTTCCGCCGCCTGGATGAGGTCCGCTCGATCACCAACGATATCGTCGCCAGCCTGGGGGCCGGCGACGCCGACGACGTGACGATCGCGGTGGCCGAGATCCTGAAGGCGTCCATCTATGAGAAGGTCGAGGGCGGCGATCTCAAGTCGAAGGAGATCCTGGAGCTGTCCCGCTCGCTCGGCAACCTGGTGTCCGCACAGAAGGGTTCGGCGGCGTATCGCCGCGTCCTGGAGGAGCGCGCGAACAGCATGATCGAACAGGCCGCCGATCGCGCGGCCGACGTGCTCACCCGCGAGGCCGGGCTCAGCGCCGAACGCGTCGCGCAGATCCGCCGCGACGTGCTGGGGCTGCGGGTTCCGCCGAGCAACGGAGCCAGCGCATGAGCGATCGCGATCGCGACAACCCCTCGCTATTGAAGCGCGTCGCCGGCATCGTCGGCACCGCCGCCGCTGGGGTCGCGCTTGCTGCCCAGGCGGTGACGGTTTCGCCCATCCTTCCGCGCAATCCGGCCGAGCTGCCGATCGAGCTGCCGCGCGGCGCCGATATCCCGGCCGACCATGATCCGCTCGCCGCTGGCATCCTCATGGCGCACCAGAAGGCGTGGCTTGAGGACGACTCCCCGCTGAAAGGGGCGGAAAAGGGCCGGCGCACCGGGATCACCTATGCCGAGGCGCTGGACGATACGCTGATCGCTTCATCGTCGCGATCGGCCGGCGGCGACAACGTCTTCTATATCGGCGACACCAAGGACAAGGGCCGCGAGTTCATCGGCTATGTCGCCCACTTCGCAAAAGTGGTCGCCGGCCAGCTCGGCCAGATCGAGGAGTTCCTGTTCGAGGATCAACTCGAAGACGGGTCCTCGCGCCAGATCTCCGCCTACCGCGTCCGCTTCGCATCGGGCTTCCGCGTCGAGGCGCTGTCTTCCCGCCCGGAGAATATTCGCGGCCTCCAGGGTGTCGTCGTCATCGACGAGGCGGCATTCCATAAGAATGTCCGCGCCGTTCTGGACGCGGTCAACGCGCTCCTGATCTGGGGCGGCCGTATCCGCGTGATCTCCACGCACAATGGCAAGCTCAATCCCTTCAACGAGCTGATCAACGAGGCGAAGGCCGGCAAGGTCCCCTTCAGCCTGCACTTCATCCCGTTCCAGGCCGCGGTCGATAACGGCCTGTTCAAGCGCGTCTGCCTGCTGCGCGGCATGGAATATTCGGCCGAAGCCGAGCGGGAATGGGAAGCGAAGATCCGCGGCGCCTATGGCCTGCGCACGGCGCAGATGCGCCAGGAACTCGACGCGATCCCGGCCGACGCCGAGGGCACGGCGCTCAGCCAGGTCGTGATCGAATCGGTCACGTCGCGGGATATTCCTGTCATCCGGTGGACGCTCGGCAGCGACTTTGCCGAACTGACGCCCGACGCGCGCAAGCGAATCACCGACACCTTCCTCAAGGAGAAGGTCTGGCCCGTTCTCGACGGGCTTAGCAAGAACCTGCGCCATGATCTCGGCTGGGACTTCGCCAGATCGGGCGACGCCTCGGGACCGGTGGTGACCGCGACGGGCGATGATCTGGTCCGTCGGCAGAAGCTCGTCCTTGAGCTGCGCAACGTTCCGTTCGAAACGCAGCGCGAGGTGGCCTTCTTCATCATGGCGCGCCTCCCGAGGTTCGGGCACGCCGCCTTCGATGCGACCGGCAATGGTGCCTATCTCGCGGAGGTCTGTGCCATCGGCTATTCGACCGGCACCGGGTTCCGCGCCGGCTTTGGCCAGCGCGTCAGCCAGGTGAAGCTCAGCCAGGAATGGTATCGGCAGAATGCCGTTCCCTATGTGAACGCGTTCGGCGAGAAGACGGTCCTGATCGCGGCCGATCCGGACATCGTGCTCGATCACCAGGCGCTCCAGTATGTCGGCGGCATCATTAAGGTGCCGGACGATTTCCGGTTCAAGGGCGCCGATGGTCTCGATCGGCACGGCGACACGGCGATCGGCGGGATGCTCGCATGGTTCGCCTCGCGCCAGAACGCGGTGGCCTATGGCTATGAGCCGGTGCCCGCGAACGGCCAGATTTCCACGTCGCCCTTTGCCGATCCGAACCGCCCATCGGTCGGGAGCGAATGGTGGCGATCGCCGCTCGGCGCGAAGATCCGTGGGGGTGGCCTGATATGATCAGGAGGCCCCCAGATCCGGCACCCGGAAAATCCGGCGCAGGAAGCCCGTGGAGCGATTTCGTGGGTCATCGGGCGGCTCGGCCGCCCATCGTGCCTCTTAGTGGCCTCTCAGGCCTCTTAATCGCCCATTCGATCGGGAAGGGACCGACCACATGACGGGGTTGCTGGATCATCGGGGCAATCCGATCCGCAAGGACATGCTGACGCGGGAAGTCGCGGCGCCGGCACTGGCGAGCGTCCGCTCGCCCATCTCGGGCTATCCGGGTGACGGCCTCGACCCGATGCGGCTGGCCCAGCTGATGCGCGGCGCCGACCACGGCGATCCGCTGCGCTATTTCGAGCTCGCCGAGCAGATCGAGGAGCGCGATCTGCATTATGTCGGCGTGCTCGGCACCCGCAAGCGATCGGTCTCGCAGATCGACGTAACGGTCGAGGCCGCCAGCGATGCGCCCGAAGATGTGGCGATGGCGGACATGGTCCGCGAGTGGATCGCGCGCGACGAGCTGGCGGACGAGATGTTCGATATCCTCGACGCGATCGGCAAGGGCATCTCCTGCACCGAGATCATCTGGGACACCAGCGAGGGCCAATGGTGGCCCCGGCGCCTGGACCGCGTCGATCAGCGCTATCTCACCTTCGACCGGCGCGATCTGACCACGCCGCTGCTGCGCGGCGGCGCCAGCGGCAACGGCCCCGACGAGCCGCTGGAAGCGTTCAAGTTCATCGACTGCCGGATCAAGGCCAAGTCGGGAATTCCCGTGCGATCCGGCATCGCGCGGCTCCAGGCGTGGAACTGGATGTTCAAGGCCTTCACCCTGCGTGATTGGGCGATCTTCGCGCAGACCTATGGCCAGCCCGTGCGCGTCGGCAAATATCATCCCGGCGCTGCCGAAGTGGACAAGGCGACACTGTTCCGTGCCGTCGCCAATATCGCGGGCGACTGCGCTGCCATCATTCCCGAGGGGATGATGATCGAGTTCATCGAATCGGGGAACGTCGGCCAGGGCTCGGACCTGTACGAGCGGCGCGCCGATTGGCTCGATCGGCAAACGTCCAAGGCGGTGCTGGGGCAGACCACCACCACCGATGCGGTGTCGGGCGGCCATGCCGTCGCCCAGGAGCACCGCCTGGTCCAGGAGGATATCGAGACGGCCGATTGCAAGTCGGTCGCCTCGACGCTCAATCGCGACCTGATCCGCCCCTGGGTGATCCTGGAACGCGGGCCGCAGAAGCGATACCCGCGCTTGCGCATCGCACGGCCCAAGCGCGAGGATCTCTCGGGGCTCTCGACGATGCTCAAGGACCTGGTGCCGCTCGGCCTGGAAGTCGAGCAGAGCCAGATCCGCGACAAGTTCGGCCTGACCGAGGCGGCGCCGGGTGCCAAGCTGCTGCGCGCGCCGATCGCCGTGTCCAATGTCACGGCGGGCCGGCTCGCCATGCAGTCGCGCCAGGCGCGCGCGCCGGCGCCGTTCCCGGCCGACGCGATCGGCGACAGGCTGACCGAGGAGACCAGCGGCGATATCGCCGCGATGATCGCGCAGATCGAGACAATGGTGGCGACGGCCGGCGACCTGGACGAACTGCGGACGATGCTGCTCGCAGCCTATCCGGATCTCGATACGTCGAAGCTGACGGCCGCGATCGCGCTCGGCCTGACCAGCGCCGCCGCTGCCGGCATGTCCGACGTGGAGGATGAGAGTGCCTGAGAGCCATCCGAGCAGCCTCTCAGGGGCCTTTCGGAAGCCGTTCCCGCACCAGGTCGCATTCTTCCGCCGCAAGCTCGGCCGGCTAGTCCCGACCAGGCGGTGGACGGATCTCGACCAGGCCGAGCACGACAACGCATTCATGGTCGCGGGCGCGATGAAGGCGGATCTCCTCACGGATCTCGGTGCCGCCGTCGATCGCACGATCGCCGAAGGCAAGAGCCTGGACGCGTTCCGCAAGGACTTCCGCGATATCGTCGCGCGGAACGGTTGGCATGGCTGGACCGGCGAGGACACGGCGGCCGGCCGGGCATGGCGGACGCGCACGATCTATCGGACCAACGCGGCGACCAGCTACGCGGCCGGCCGCCATGCCCAGCTGACCGAGGGCAATTTCGCCTATTGGGTCTATCGCCATGGCAATTCGAAGGAGCCGCGCGTCCAGCACCTGGCCTGGGACGGCCTGGTGCTCGATCCCGCGCACCCGTTCTGGGCCACCCATTATCCACCCTCGGGCTGGGGTTGCACCTGCTATGTCGTCGGCGCGCGCAGCGAACGCGGCGCGGAGCGCTTGGGCGGCGATCTGGCCAAGAAGCTGCCGGCCGGCTGGAACATCATCCTACCCGGCACGGGCGCGCCGGCCGGGATCGGCAAGGGTTGGGGCTATGCGCCCGGCGCCAGCGTCTCGCCGACGATCGCGGCAATGGCCGAGAAGATCCGCAGCTGGGATTACCGCATCGCCAAGGCGTTCATGGACGAGCTGCCCGAGGCGCAGCGTGACGCGCTGGCCCGCGCGTATCGCGATCTCCCGTCCGTTGCCGATGATGCGCGCCGCTATGCCCAGCGGATCTGGGATGATCGCCCAGCCGGCGACCCCGGCCGCACGCTCGGCCTGGTCACCGGCGACCAGGTCGCCGCGATCGGCGCCGCGCGCGAGCTCGATGCCGCGGGCTTCGACTTCTCGCTCTCGCCGTCCGAGCTGGCCCACATCCTCGCGTCGCACGGCGATACCGCGACCGAGCGGCGGCGCGGTCAGCGCGCCGTCACGCCCGAGGATTTCGCGCGCCTGCCCGAGATCCTCGGCGACCAGGCGCCGCGCTTCGTCGGCATCTCGGACGGGCACAAGGTTCCGGTGTTCGAGATCCGCGCGACGATCGGCGGCGAGGAATATGTGACGCGGTGGGAATATTGGAAGCGGCGCCGGACGCTCACCCTGCTCAACTTCATGGTCCGGACGGGAGAGAGAGCCTGACCGCCTCCCCACACGTCCTGGACGTTTCAGGGTATGCGCCTGCGGGTGGATGCGGTCAGGCCGAGGGAAAATAGCGATGTTCCGCCAGATCTACAACCAACAGCCCATCGTCCAGGCGCTCCAGGGCGCGCAGGGCCAGCTCACGGCGATGGAGCCGATCTATCAGGATATCGGCGAATACATGGTGCCGGCGACGAAGGACCGGTTCCGCTCCGGCATCGGTCCGGACGGCATCGCCTGGGCGCCGAAGAAGCCGGCGACGATTGAGCGCTATCGCCGTGCCGGCGACGGCAACCTGTTCAAGCCGCTGATCGGACCGTCGAAGCGACTGGGCAACGAGATCCACTATGCTGTTTCCAGCATCGGCTTGGAGCTGGGCTCCAACCTCGAATATTCGGGCACGATGCAGGGGGGCGCGGCAAAGGGCCAGTTCGGCGCCGATCGCGCCGGCCGGCCGATCCCCTGGGGTCCGATCCCGGCGCGTGTCTGGCTCGGCATCTCCGAGACCGACGAGCGCGAGATCCTCGATATCGTCGACGAGCATATCGGCCGCCCATTTGAGGGCTAGCTGTCGCATAGTCGTCGTGCCCGACCGTTTGATTTCGGCGGCCGGGGATGGCAACAATCGGCCGCGCGAATCCTGATCCGCGCTTTCCTGCCCGCCTAGGCGGGCATGTTTCCCCAGCACCAGCACGGGCATCACGGTCGGCATGACCGGGGTTCGCACCACTGCACTTTGTTCCGCCGTCGCCATTCCGAGTGGCGATGCCGTTCCCGACTGGATCGAGCTGCTTCCAGCCGGCGAGATCCAGACGCTCGACGCGCGCGGTCCCTATCACGTCGCCGATGCGCGGGCGCTGATGGCCAATTCGTTCGACGGGCGCGACAAGCTCGTCCTGGACGAGAACCACGCGACCGATCTCGCCGCGCCCCAGGGCAAGCCGGCGCCGGCCCGTGGCTGGATCGTCGAGCTTCAGGAGCGCGAGGGCGCGATCTGGGGCCGCGTCGAGTGGACCGGCCAGGGCCGCGAGATGATGGCCGACAAGCAATATAACGGGGTCTCGCCCGCGATCGTGCACCGCAAGGACAAGTCGATCGTCGCGATCCTGCGCGCCAGCCTCACCAACAACCCGAACCTGATCGGGCTGACCTCCCTCCACCAGCAAGGACTCGAAGACATGGATTGGAAGAAAAAGCTGTGCGAGCTCCTGGGGCTCGCCAGCGATGCGGACGACGCGACGATTACCGCCGCGCTCGCCAAGAAGATCGAGGGGGGCGCCGATGACGCCGCCGTCGAAACCGCCGTACAGTCGGCACTCGGCCCGATCGCCAAGATCGTCGGCGCGGCCGAAGGTGCCGATGCCGGTGCCGTATTGCTTGCGGTGCAGAGCGTCGCGACCAAGGGCGATGACCGCGTGGTCGCGCTTCAATCGGAGCTCGCGGTGCTCACCACCAAGTTCAACGACCTGACCGATGCGACCGCCAAGAAGGATGCCACGGCCTATGTCGATGGCGAGATCCGCAAGGGCCGCGTCGGGCTCAAGCCGGTGCGCGACGACTATATCGCCATGCACATGGCCAACCCGGCCCAGGCGGCGAAGCTGATCGAGGCGATGCCGGTGCTCAACTCGGGCTCGTCGATCGACCCGCGCGAGCCGGGCGAAGATCCCGATCTGTCGAACCCGGTGCTGCTGGCGGCGCGGGCGACGGCCTACCAGGCGAAGCTCGCCAGCGCCGGCACGAAGATCGATATCGGCGCGGCCGTCCGCGCTGTCGAGGAGGGCAAGGACAAGTGATCCAGAAACTCATTCTCTCGCGTGAGCTGTCCGCGCCGATCGGCGCGTATCGCATCGCCAAGTTCTCGGACCCGGCGAACAGCTCGAAGGTCGCGCCGGCCACGGCCGCGACCGATTCGCTGACCGGCACCACCGGGCAGCTTGGCGGCGATACCGGCGACATGGTCGATCTCGATCTCGCCGGGATCGGCCAGGTGCAGCTCGGCGGCACCGTCAGGGCCGGCAAGCCCATCACGGCGGATGCGAATGCCAAGGGCATCGAAGCAACGGTCGATGGTCAGCGCATCATCGGCTGGGCCCAGCAGCCCGGCATCGCCGACGACATCATCGACTATCTTTGCGCGCCCGCCGCGCTCAGCGTTGGAGCCTAACCCATGCAGCGCCCCTTTATCGTCAGCGCAACCCTGACCGCGATCGCCATCGGCTATCGCAACCCATCATCCAGCTATATCGCCGATCTGGTCTCGCCCCGCGACAGCGTGGACGAGACGTTCAAGTGGACCGAGTTCCCGATCTCCGAATCCTTCAAGGTGCCGGACGGCCGTGTCGGCCGGCGCGGCCAGGTGCAGCAGCTGGTGTTCAGCGGCACGGAGAAGGAGGCGACGGTCGAGGATTTCGGCTTCGATGCGCCGATTCCGATCTCGGACATCGAGGCGGCACGCAAGCAGCGCGCGGCAAAGCTATCCAGCTACGACCCCGAGGCCACGGCCGTCATGCGGCTGGGCGACACGCTGATGAACTGCCGCGAGGTTCGCGTTGCCAGCCAGTTCCAGAACGCGGCGAACTTCGCGGTCGGCCGCAAGACTGTGCTCGCCGGTCAGAGCCAGTTCTCCGACTACGCCAACTCCGATCCGATCGGCGTGATCTCGGCCGGGTTCGACGCGACGCTGGTTTTCCGCCCGACCGACATGGCCATGGGCCGTGACGTGTGGAGCAAGCTCTCGTCGCATCCCAAGCTGGTCAATGCCGTGAAAGGTGGCAACACCAACCAGGGCAAGATCACGCCGGACCAGTTCGTCGAGATCTTCGCGGGCGAGGGCCTGAAGCGGCTGCACATCGGCGATGCCTGGTGCGATGTCGCCAAGCCCGGCCAGGCGCCGACGCTGCGCCGCGCGTGGGGCAAGCACATCACCATGTTCCACCAGAACCCGCTCGCCAATGTGAAGGGCGACGGTGGCGTCACCTTCGCGATGACCGCCGACTGTGGCGGCAAGATCGCCGGCCGTATCGAGGATCCGGATATTGGCCTCCAGGGTGGCTATCGCATCCGCAATGGCGAGCGGGTAAAGGAGCTGCTGCTCGCGCCGGACGTGGGCTATTTCATCCAGAACGCGGTGGCCTGACATGGCACAGCGTTCACGCAACCGGGCGGCGGCATCTGCGCCGTCGCCCGCCCCCGCGCCGGCACCGGCGCCCACGATCGAATCGTCCACCGCCGAGATTGGCGCGGCGCCCGAGGGCGGGGACACGACTGCGCCATCGCCCGCGCCATCGCCCGCGCCGGCATCGGAGCCTGCCGTCGAGCCGGCCACGGCGGAGATCGACGCTGCAACCGGGGCCGAGGACGCCATTGCGGCGGCCGTCGTCTCGGGCGAGCCGATCCAGGAGGATGCCGGCGACGTGCGCTACCGGGTTCTCGGGCGCGCCCATTCGGCGATCCACGACGCGCTGGACGCGCTGGACGAGGTTGCGCGCAGCGGCGCGTTCGCCGCCGCGACGCCGGCCGAACAGGTCATCGTGGCCACGGCGCAGCGGGGCTTCGACGCGATCCGCAAGGCCATGGCCGATACCGAGGAAGCGATCGGCGTTGCGGTATCGACCCTTCGCTATGAGGGCCTGGAGCGTCGCGCGTTCGTCCTGGTCAAGGACGTGCTGCTCGATGGCACTGCCTATGGTCCCTCCGCCGAGGAGCCCGAGAAGCCGGCGCCGCTGACCGAAGACCAGCACGCCGAGTTGTTAGCGGCCGAGGCGATCGAGACCGCCTGGGACGATGGCGACCAGGTCGAGGCGGACTGACCCGTGCCCTACGCCACCCTCGAACAGCTCCGTGCCAAGCTCGGCGAGCAGGTGATGATCCAGCTAACCGACCGCGACATCCCGCCGACCGGCGCGATCGTCGTTGCCGTCGTGGATCAGGCCCTCGCGGACACCGACGCGATGATCGATGGCTTTCTCGCCGGGCGGTATCGCCTGCCGATCGAGGGTGGCATCCCGGAGCAACTCCCGCCGATCGCGTTGGCGATCGCCGCCTACATGCTCCATCCGTTCACGCCCGACGGCAAGATCAAGGACGACTATGTCGATGCCCGCGCCGATCTCGTGCGGATCGCGGATGGCAAGATCCGGCTGAACATCGCCGGCATCGAGCCGGTCTCGTCCGGCGCCACCGGCGTCCAGGCCACGGACCGCGAACGCCCGCTCACGGCCGAGAGCCTGCGGGGTTTCATCTGATGATTCCCGTCGACCAGGTCGCGGCGCGTCTCGTCGCCGTGCTGCCCGAGCTCACGAACCGCGTCGGCTCCGCCGCGCAGTTCTCGGCCGCCTGGAACGGCGGCACTCTCGGGCAGGTGCCGTTCTCCGCCTATTTGCTCGGGCTCGGCTTCCAGGGCGCCGAGGCGGACATCATGGCCAACATCTACCGCCAGTCGCTCGACCGGGCGCTGGGCGTGGTGCTGGTCCGCCGCGCGCTCGCCGATCCGCTCGGCACCAAGGTTGCCGATGCGTTCGCCGACGACACCGAAAAGGTGCTGCGCGCGATCGCCGGCTGGTCGCCCGAGGACGCGGACGGCGAGCCCACGATCGGCACGTTCGTCGCGCGGCGCGGCGCTCTGATCAGCCTGTCGGGCGGCGTCGCCACCTTCCAGATCGACTTCACGCTCAACACCCAACTGAGGATCACGACATGACGAAGCGGGGCGGCCTGAGGGCCGATGCCGAAACTGTCCTGCCGCCGACCGGCGAGCTGCCCGATGCGGGCGAGACCTCGCCGACCGAGGACGTGCAGCTGCCGGCCGTGGCGCCGGCCGAACCCATGACCCGGCCCGATGGCGGCGGCAGCTATGTCCGCGACCGCGCCACCGGCCATCTCACCAGGCAGGAGGCGTAAATGCCCAATCCGATCCGCTGGAATTCCAAGCTCGCGCTCGCGAACATCGAGACCGCCTATGGCGTCGATCCGACGCCCGCCGCCGCGAATGCCCTGCTGCTGACCGAAATCACCCTCCAGCCGATGGAAGGCGAGGATATCAGCCGTAACCTGGAGCTGCCGTACTTCGGCGCCCAGGAGACGATCGCGGCCGGGCTGCGCGCGACGTTCAGCGCCACCTTCGAGCTGGTCGGCAGCGGCCAGACCGGCGTTGCGCCGGCCTGGAGCCCACTGATGCGCTCGCTGGCGATCGCCGAGATCGTCACGCCGGACAGTGTGCCGGGCACCCATGACGGCATGGTCGAGTATGTGCCCGTCACCGACAATCCCGAGAGCATGGCACTGTGGTTCTACATCGGGCCGACGCGCTACGTGATCCTGGGCATGGCCGGCACGGGCAAGATCGTGTTCAACGCTCAGGGCATTCCCGTGGTGCAAGGCACCTGGACCGGCCTGTTCAAGCTGCCGACCGACCAGGCGAAGCCTGTCGGCATCGATCTGTCCAACTTCGTCGAGCCGCAGATCGTCAGCAAGGCAACCACGCCGGTGTTCACGATCGGCGGCACGACGTTGAAGGCGCGCAGCTTCGAGCTCGATTTCGCCAACGATGTGCAGCCGCGCATGCTGATCAACGACGAGCGCATCCTGATCGTCGGCCGCGACGAGAAGATCTCGCTGACCGTCGAGGCGGTGCCGATGGCGACGTACAACCCGTACCTCGCCGCGCAAACGCCCAAGCCCAAGGCGGAGATCGTCGTCGAGCACGGCACCGTCGTCGGCCGCAAGGTGAAGATCGAGGCCGGCCAGGCCGCGCAGAACCGCCCCGGCGCGCCGACCAACCAGAACGGCATCGTCGAATGGCCGCTGGTGTTCGTGCCGCTGCCCCTCGCCGGCAACGACCAGTGGAAGATCACGCTGCGCTGACGCGTGGCACGCAGGAGACCTGACCCATGTTCAATATCGACGCGCGCCCCACCTTCACCCGCACCGTTGAAGTGCAGGTTCCCAGCGGTGACGGCTTCGAGAAGCAGACCTTCATCGCAACCTTCGCTGCCCTGGAAACCGACGAGATCGACGCGTTCGATCTCTTCACCAACGCCGGCACGGACGCGTTCCTCCGCAGCGTTGTCGTCTCGCTCGATGACATCGCCGGCAATGACGGGGCGCTGATTCCCTATTCGGAGGAGCTGCTCGACCGCATGCTCAAGAAGCAGTGCGTCCGCATCGGCCTGTACCGCAGCTACGCAGTCAGCATCTCCGGAGAAGCGGCGGGAAACTGAAAGCTGCCGCGCGTGTCTGGGCGCTGGGGGGCACCGCGGATCTGAATGAAGCCGTCGCCGACGCCCAGGCGATGGGACTGTCGGGGCTGGCGGAGCGGCTGATGGGCCCCGCCAGCCAGGAGAGCGGGTTCAAGGTGTGGCGGCGCAATTGGGATATCCTGCTGGCGTTCCTCTCGGTCTCGACCCAGTGGCGCGCGATCGCGACCGCCTCGGGCGCCGTCTATTGGATGGGGCTCGACTATGTCGCGGCGCGCGCCGACCTCGACGCGGAGGGCATCGCAGTCACGCCCCGGCTCTGGCGGGGCATCAAGATCATGGAACGCGCGGCGCGCGACGCGCTGAACGGCGTGCAGGGCTGACCGCGCGATGACGCTGCGCACCTCGATCATCATCACCGGCGACACGGCGGGCGGCCAGAAGGCGCTCGCGGATCTCGGCCGTGAGATGGACCGCACCGGTGTGGCGGCCGAGGGGCTCGCCTCCTCGGAGCGCTCCGCCGAGGCCGCCACCACCCGGCTAGAGGGTGAGCTGCGCCGCTCGATCGCGACCACCGGTGCCGTCGAGCAGACGCTGAACCAGGCCTCCCGCGCGGCGCATGTCCTGTTCGCGGCCGAGCAGAACCTGGAAGCGGCACTTGCCTCGCGCGAGCTTGCCCAGCGTCGCGCCGCCACCGCCGCCGAGACCGATGCGGACGCCCAGCTCCGCGCCTCGGCCGCCGTTGCTGCGGCGGATGCTCGCGTCGTGTCTGCCACCCTCGCGGTGGAGCGGGCCCAGCGCGGGCTGGATCGCTCCGGTGGCCTGGTCGTGCGGTCGATGGGCGAGCAGGCGCAGGGCGCCCGCATGCTCGGTCAGCAGTTCCAGGACATGGCCGTCATGGGCTCCATGAGCAGTGGCAGCCTGACCGACGTGATGCGGATCTTCACGTCGCAGATCGGTCAGACCGCATATGCGCTCGACCAGATGGGGGCGAAGGGTTCCCTAGGCCAGCTCGCCTCCTTCATGAATACGCCCTGGGGCGCAGCCGCGTCCGGCGCGGCGATCGTGCTGTTGCCCTTCATCGCAAAGCTGTTCGAGGCGGGCAGCGCGGCCGAGTTCACAGCCGACTCGCTGGACAAGGCTGCGGAGAGCGCCGACTCCTTCGGGAACGCCCAGAGCCTGCTCGGCAAGATCATCGACCTGACCACGGGCAAGCTGAAGACCCACAACACCGTCCTGATCGAGACGATCAAGCTTCAGGCGCAATTGAACCTGGTCGAGTCCCAGAAGAAGATCAACGCGGCAACGGGCTTCAGCTCCACCGGGTTCGGCTCGTTCGACAACCTTCCCGCGAATGATCTGCGCCGTGCCGCTGGCCCCAGCGCCGACGACGTGTTCAGGCAGAAGGCGCAGGACCTCAAGGTCACGAACGTGGCCGACCAGCTCTATACCGCGCTCGGCCGCGTCGTGGCGAATGCGCAGATGGCGAACCGCGATCCATCCGGGTACGCGGCCCTGGTCAACGGCCAACTGGAACGCTCGATCGGCGTGCTCGACAGCATGGCCGAATCGGCGCAGTTCACCGGGAAAGCCCTGGGCGATGCCAAGGCGAAGTTGCTTGAGCTCGCCAACGCCGGCACCGACAAGGCGGCGGCGTTGATGGCGATCCGGGTTGGGAACGGTGGCCCCGTTCCGGACGAGCTCACGCCCTATGCCAAGGACAAGAAGAAAAAGACCCCTAAGCCGAAATCCACGGAGGCGCGCGACAGGTTCGGCCGCGATGCCGCCGATCGCATTGCGTCCATCACCGCTGCGTTCGATGCCACGCCCACCGCTGTCCAGCAGGCCGAGAAGGCGATCCGGCAGCTCGACTCCATCATCGGCGACCTCGGCCGGAAGAAGCCGCCCAATTTCGGCGCGCTGATCACCTCGGCCGAGCAGGCCAAGGGCGTGGTGGAGAACGGCCTGATCCGCTCGATCGGCGAGGCGTTCGAGAAGCCGAAGACGCTGGCGGAGAAAGCGGCCCAGGCGCTCCAGACGCTCGATGCCGAGCTCGGCAAGAAATCGAAGCTCCTGAAGGACGGCCTGATCGATCAGGCCGGCTTCGATGAATTCGGGCGCAGGATCGGCGCGGCCAGGGCGCAGATCGAGGACGGGCTCAATCGGCCCTTCCGCGACTATGTCGAGTCGCAGCACGATGCGCTCGCCGTCCAGGGCATGCTCGCGCAGGGCCGATACTATGAAGCCGAGGCCCTTCGGCAGATTCTGCAACTCGAACGGCAGATTGGGCCCCTGGACGACGCGCATCGGGCGGCAATCCTAGACTCGGTGAAGGCGCTTGCAGCCGAGATCCGCGCAACCGAGATCCTCCACCAGAAGAACCAGATGAACGTCGAGGCGCTCGGCAACATCAGGGCTGCGGTGAACGACGCCACGCAGGCATTCGTGCGCGGCGATCTCGGTCAGTTCATAAAGACCCCCAGGAAACTACTGGACGCGTTCATGACGCTCCAGGGGCAGAAGCTCTTCGAGCGCCTGTTCGGCGATATGTTCCGCCAGCTCGAAGACGAGGTGAACGGAACATCTGTGGTGCGGGACGCCAGCGCTCGCATGGCCGGCGCGGTGGACACGGCCAGCAAGGCCATCCTCGATCTCGGCGCTGCGGCGAATCAGTCGGCGGGTGCCTTGCGTGCAACGCCCACCGAAGCCGGAGGCATCGGTGTTGTTGGCGGCGGGAATGGCGGAGAAGGTGCGGATATCACCGTTACCGGCCGCACCCGTAAGAACGAGCTGGATGTCTTCTCCACTGCGATCGAGCGTTCCGTCGGGCAACTCACCAGCTTGTTCATGGACCCGGACAAGGCGAAGGCACTGGGCAAGTCGATCGGCACCTATGCCGGTAAGGGGCTTGAGGGTGCGGCGACCGGGACGATGATCGCTGGGTTGGGGAATGCGCTCGGCATCAAAGTGAGCACCACGGGGGCGAGCATCGGCGGTGCCGCTGGCAAGCTCTCTGGCATCCCCGGCGCGGATATCATCGGCTCGATCGCGGGCGGGCTGATCGGCAACCTGTTCACCAAGCCGGCCTACGGTACCGCCAGCCTGTCCAATGCCAACAGCGCCGCCAGCCTGCGCGGCCGGGCCGGGGCCGAGACCGGCGCGGGCAGTGCTGCCCAGCAGGTCCAGTCGGGCTTGCAGAACATCGCCGAGCAGCTCGGCGGCGCGCTCGGCAACTTCGCGGTCTCGATCGGCACGTTCGACGGCAAATGGCGTGTGTCGACCACGGGCTTCGGCGGCCAGCTCGACAGCAAGACCGCGCGCGGCCAGGGTCTCCACGACTTCGGCAAGGACGGCGAGCAGGCGGCGATCGCGTTCGCGATCCAGGACGCGATCTCTGACGGGGCCATCACCGGCCTCTCAGCGGCCGTTCAGAAGGCCATTAGAAGCAATCCCGATATCAACAAGGCGCTCCAGGAGGCGTTGAAGGTCGCGGACGTTGAGCAGCTGCTGGGCGGCCTGCCGGCGCAGCTGACCAGCGCGTTCCGCGACTTCGAGAAGCAGGCGGCCGATCGGGTCCGCATCGCGCAGCAATATGGCTTCGACCTGGTGAAGATCGAGCAGATCAACGCCAAGGAACGGCTCAACCTGCAAAAGCAGCTGCTGGACCAGCAGGTCGGATCGCTCCAGCGCCTGGTCGACGAGATGACCTCGGGTTCGCTGTTCGAGGGCACGTCGGTCGATCGGCGCAGCGCCCTGCTTGCCGATATCGAGAAGGCCAAGGCCGATCTGAACAACGGCGTGGACGGCGCGGCCGACAAGCTCGCCACCCTGTTCGACCAGCTCAACAGCGTGTCCAAGGACGTGTACGGCACGACGGGCGGCTTCGCGACCGATCGCAGCGCCATCCTCGACCAGGCGCGCGCGGCGATCGCCAAGGCCAATGCCGATATCGCCAAGGCCCAGGCGCAGGCCAAGGGCAGCGATCCGGCACTCGTCACCACCAATGCCGCCCTGGACGAGAACAATGACCAGAACGCCAAGATCATCGAGGCGCTGCGCCAGAGCAATACGCTGCTCGCCAAGCTCGGCCTGCCGGGCGGGTCCAGCTTCAACCTGACCGAGCTGGCGAGGACGAGCTGATGGCCGCGCCGCTGATCCTCGCCGAGGCCCAGCCGCGCCGGGTGGCCGACGGCGTACCTGTCGTCGTGCGGCTTGCCGGTGGCGGCGGGGCGCTGCCGCTGTTCTATGGCGGCAATCACTATCGCGCCGGCCTGACCGGCCTGCCCAAGATCGTCACGTCGAGCGCCTTCGACGGGACCGATCTGGGCGGCAGTTCCGTGCCGCAGTCGATGGAACTGCGCTGGGCGCCGAGCAATGCGGCGGCGCTGGCGGAGCTCGCCGCCTATCACTGGAACGACGCGGCGATCACCGTGCGGGTGGGGCTCGAGGGCAGTCTGCCGCCAGTGCTCACCAGCGGCACCGTGATCGGTGCGGCCAGCGATGCCGGCGCGCTGGCGATCGCGCTCTCCGATCCCGCTGCGGATCTGCGCAAGCCGATCCTGACCGCGCGGTTCGCCGGCACCGGCGGCATCGAGGGGCCGATCGAGTGGAAGGGCCGGATCAAGCGCCGCGTATGGGGCCGAGTATTCAACCTGCCCGGCGATCCGATCGACAAGGCGAACAGCATCTATTGCTTCGGCGATCCGCAGTTCGCCTGGGCCGAGTTCGTCGAGGTGCGCGACAAGGGCGCGGCGCCGGCCCCTTCGGCCGTGACCGTTCTCGCTTGGCAGGGCAGCGTCGCCGCAACCTTCGCCGCGCTCCAGGTGGCGGCGGCACCCCAGGGCGGCGGCGTGCTGTGCCCGTCGATCGCGTGCGTGAAGTGGTGGACCCAGCCGGCAGGCGCGCTGTGCGCCGATATCCGGGGAGAGATCGGCGCCGGCTATGTCGAGATCCTGGCTTCGATCGCCGAGCGCATCGCGGGTGTCACCTCCGCCGTGCCCTTCGCGGCGGGGACCGTGGCAGCGGCCAATGTCGCGCGGCCGATCGCGGCGGGCTTCGTTGCCGGCGACGAGAACGTGACGGCGGCGGCAGCGCTCGACAGCCTGTTCAGCGACGTGTCGCTCCTATGGGTGCTCGACAACGACGCGATCGTGATCCGGCGCTGGGAATGGACGACTCCGGTTGCCAGTGCTCGCAGCGTGGACGTATCCCGCAAGCAGAGCTTCAAGCCGGTATCGCGCCGCAAGCTCGGCTATCGGCGCAACCAGAATGTCATGAGCCGCGATTCGATCGCCGGCATCGTCTTCGTGAGCGATATCGCCTTCGACGATGGCGAGGCGCTGCACGATCGCCTCGCCGCGATGGCTCAGGCGACCGAGGCGGTCGAACTGATCGCGTCGGGCAAGGTCGCCACCTTCTTCCAGCCGACGCCTCCGCTCGCGGCGGAGAGCAAGGAAGGCGACCTGTGGTTCGATACGGCCAACGGCAACTTCCTCTATCGCCGCCTCGGCGGCAATGGGCGGATCTCGATCGGGGGTATCGTCGTCACCTTCGGCGGCTCGGCGATCGTCTATCGGCCCTGGGCGCCTGCGCCCGACCAGCGCGTTGCTACCGCGCTCGCCCAGGCAGCGACCGCGATCCAGCAGGCGCAGGCCGCCCAGGCGACGGCCGACGACGCGATCGGCAGCATCACCGCCATGGCCGACGATGGCGTCCTTGCCGGCGTGGAGAAGAAGCAGCTCATCATCGACGACAGCCGGTTGCAGGGCGCCTGGACGATCCTGGACGCGCAGGCCGGGCAGCTCGGTATCACCGCCGAACGCATCGCCGCCGCCACCGCCCGCACCAATTGGCTCGCGCTGCGCAACGCCATCGTGCCGGCATGGAACGACACGGATAGCGACAGCCCGGTCGATCGCACCTCCTATGTCACCACGCTCAACGCCTATGCGACGGCGCTGACCACGCTCCAGAAGGCGATCAACGCCAAGGTCGCCACTACCGCCGATTGGAACGGCGTGACCGGCGCCGGCAAGGACCAGCTCGTCGCCGATGCCGCCACGGCCAAGAGCAATGCCGCGATCGCCATCGGGCAGATCACCATCATCCAGTCGGACGGCTATCTCGCTGCGGGCGAGAAGCGGGACATCAAGGCGCGGGTCGCCGATATCCAGGCCGAGTATCCCGGTATGCTGGCGAAAGCAGCGGCGCAGGGGATCTCATCCACCGTCTATCAGGCCGCCTATGCCGCGCTCCTCGCCTATCTGGCGACCCTATCGCCGGCCTGGGATAATAGTTTGCTCGACACGGCGATCGCGCCGGCAACGTTCAACGGCAAGTTCAGCGACTACTACTATGCCAAGGCCGATCTCCAGATCGCCAGCGCCGACCTGACCGCACCGAACACGCCCTCGATCACCGGTCCGATGCCGCTGAACTTCAGCGCCGACTATCTCGGCCAGCTCGATAGCGGCCAGGTGCCCCAGGACTTCCCGTACAAGCGGCTGCGCGGCGCCACCGACGTGACCAGCTCGACGGCCTGGTCGATCATCGCCAGCGACGGCGTTGCGGTGTCGATCGGGGCGGCCGACGGCGTGGCGCACGTCACGGCCGTCACAAAGGACGCCGGCAGCTTCACGATCCGCAGCGTCTATGCTGGGGTCACGCGCGACCAGTCCGTGACGGTGCAGCGCAACCGGGCCGCCGCGCCCGTCAACACCGGCAGCACCGGCAATCCCGGCACGTCGGGCTCGGTCCTCGCCAACGGCTCGACCGGCTCAACCGACTATGGCGGTGCGGAGAGCGCACCCTTCACCTGCGTCGCGGGGACGGCCGGGCAAGTGGCGCTCGCCTCGACCCTGAACGTCTCGCTCTATGCAACCTCCGGCATGCTCTCTCAGTACGGCTATGCCATGGCGCAATGGCGCCTTCCGGGAGGGACCTGGGCCGACGTTGCCGGTAGCGAATGCCTGAGCGACGGCCCCGCCACCTATGACAAGTTCGAAGGATCGGTGCCGACCACACTGACGTTCGGCGCGACCAAGACCGGGCTGACCTCCGGCACCACCTACGAGTTTCGGCTCAAGTTCCGGAAGGCGTCTGGCACGAGCGGTCAGATCATGTCCTTTTCGGGCACCTTCGCGGGGACCGGATCATGACCTGGTGGATCGTTCGCAACCGCGCCACTGGCGAGGAGCAGCTCGTCGAATCCGGCGGTCAGTATGCGCCCTATGACGGAGATCTATTCGAGATCGCCGAGCTGCCGCGCGAGCTCGATGCCGAGCATGAATGCTGGGACTGGGAAACCGGCGCAGTCGTCTGTCGCTTCACGGCACAGGAGGCGCGCGACCGGCAGTGGGCGGCGGCGCTGGCCTATCGCGAGCAGCGCCGTAACGCGCCGCTGGCGGTGTGGGGCGTGTTCCCTGACCGGGCGGTGCTGGTGAACATGTCGCAGGAGAGCCGCATCACGATCATGGGGGCGGTCAACTATGCGACCATCATGGCGAGCCAGGATCCGCCCTTGCCCTCCAGCTTCTCGTTCAAGGACGCGAGCGGTGCGCGCGTCACTCTCGACGGCCCTAAGACGATTGCCCTCGGGCTGAACGTCGCTGTGTTCAGCGGGCGATGCGACATTGCCCTGGACGCGGTCGAGGACGCTCTCGACGACGCGATCGCGGCGGGCGCCACTGCCGACGAGATCCTCGCCATCGATATCACCGCCGGTTATCCGGGCGCCCCCGGTGCCGGCGATCCCCCTCAAGCGCCGGAGAACTGACCAGTGGCCGATACCGAATACGCAGCTCTGCTGGCGGCATCCTCAACGAATGTGATGCAGCCGACCGATCAACTCGTGCTCGTCCGTGGCGGCGTGCCGAGACCGTTCAATGGAACGCTTCCGGCGATCTCGGCGGCGGGGGCGTACTCAATCCTCGGCGGCGGCGACATATTCGAGGTAGGAGCCGGAGCGCGTAGATTGCGCCACTCTGCCGACAGCGGCGGCGTTTTCGTAGCGACTGGCGCGGGGCAGACCGGCAGCGGCTTCTACTATGACGAGGCGAACAAGCAGGTTCGCTGCTACACGGATAGCGCAGAGCGGTGGCGCGTCGATGCGTCCGGCAATTTGCTGGTCGGCGCCAGCTCGCCTGCGTTCAGTAGTCATACCATCAACAAGGCCGTCGCCGCCACGACTGCGATCCTGACAGTCCAGAGCACCGGCACGGGCTACAACTCTGCCATCTTTCTAGCCGCCGATGGCCATGGGTATTCTACAAGCGGCGCCGCGATGTGGGTGGGAAAATACACCGGCAGCGGTCGCGGCATGAATGTCGGTGGCACCGTCAACGCCAGCGGCTCCGACTATGCTGAGTACATCAGGAAGGCGCTCGCCTGGCTGGAGATTGCGTTCCTCAAAGGCCAGGTGCTCGGCATCGACCATGACGGGAATCTGACCGGCAGCTGGAGCGTGGCGCACAGCTTTGTTATCAAGAGCTATGACCCGTCGATCGTTGGCGGTGACACATGGTCGAAGCATTTGCTGAGGCCTGCGGAGCCGGTGCGACCGGCCAACGACGGTACGGAAGATGCCATCGCCGATGCCAAGGCAGCCCACGCCGCCGCGATGGCGCAGTACGACATCGACCTAGCGGCGTTCGAGGCGGCGCTAGAGGAGGCCCGCCGCACCGTCGACCGCATCGCATTCAGCGGGCAGGTGCCGGTGATCGTGCATGGCGCCTATGCGCCGGGCCAGTATCTGGTCGCGTTCGAGGGCGAGGGTGACACCATCGAGTGCCGGGCGCTCGATTGGGCCGATATCGTCGCCGATCCCGCGCGGCTCCTGGAGACGCGTATCGTCGGCAAGGTGTGGGCCGTGCGGCAGGTCCAGCTCGATCCCGCCGATACCAGCGACGCGCCCGAGATGGTCACGCGCGCCTGGGCCAATGTGTTGCATCGCTGATGGCCGAGACCGTCGATCCCGTATTCGCGCAGTGGCTCCAGGATGAGGGGCTTTGGTCGCTGGTGGAGGATGCGCCCGCGATCACGCGCTGGGCAGCTGGTGCGGTCACGTCCGAGCGCATGACCTCGATCGCGTTCAAGGCCGATGCGGACGCCGAGGCGGCGCGCCAGCTCGCTTTCCTCAAGGGGCCCTTGGTGATTGACGAGCACGTCATCGCTGGAGACTGGCGCCGCTATCGTGGCCAGGTGATCACGATCACCGGCGACAAGCTTGGCTACGACGCCGGCATCAACGTGTTCGTCCTCGCGGTCACGGACGATCTCGCGACCGGCCTCTCCACCGTCACCGTGATCCGGAGGCTCTGAGCCCATGGCGAATATCCTGATCCTGTCCCCGGCCAAGATCGTGGCGATCGCCGCGTCGCGCGGCAGCGGCGACCAGAACCTGCTCACGCCGCACCCTAAGGAAGTCTGGGCGGACAATGCCGTGGGCTCGGCCGCCACGATCAGCATTGACCTGGGCGCCGCCCGCTCGATCGACACGATCTTCCTTGGCCATGTGCTTCCCCCGGCAACGGGCGCGACCTGGTCCATCACGGGTGGCCTGGCCGGCTATGCCGAGACGGTCATCGCCGGCAGCGGCCCGTTGCGGGTACCGGACGTGGTCGGGCGCTTCCCGGCGCTCAGCCACGCCTTCTGGCACGATGCCCCGATCAACGTCCGCTATGTGCGGATCAGCGTCACCCAACCGGCCGGATCGCCCGCGCTCACGATCGGAGTGGTCCAGCTCGGCCGGGCGTTCACGCCGATGTTCAATAGGGAATGGGGCAGCGGACGCCGCCCGATCGACACGGGCACCGTGACCAGCTTGCCGGACGGCGGGTTCGCGGTCGTCGAAGGCGTGCGCAAGTCCGCCTGCTACTGGTCGCTCGGGGATCTGGGCGACGACGAGCTGGCGACGCTGAACGAACTGGTGCTCGATCGCGGCACCTCGCGCCCGCTCCTCGTCGCCGAGGATCCGGCGATCACGGCCGGCTTGCGCCGACGCCTGCATTACGGTCTGTTCGGCCAGTTCAAGCAGTACGAGCGGCAGAGCCCCGGCCGGACGCGCTGGGAACTGTCGATCGAGGAATGGGGCGCAGACGAAAGCGCGCCGCTATGAGGCGTCTGAGTGGCCTCTGAGCGATACCTGGAATTGGTCTGCGGTGACTAGAATTGGGGGTGGGAATGAGCGTTGATGAAATCCGGCAATCGCTATCGACCGGCCTGCTGATCCCATTTGGAGCCGGTGCGGCTGTCGCCGCCTATATCTTTGCCCCTTTGGTTCCGTGGATCGATCCCAGTGCCCTAGCGACCTTCGGGGCCCTAGCGGCGGTCGGATTCGCGTTGATGCTAAGCGCGGTTCACAACGCCCGTACTCAATCCGCGCTCAGGTTCAACTGGTGGGGCGGCCTCGCGCTTATCGGTTTCGGCATGATCGCTCTCGTTCCCCACGTGGACGCCGCGCAGCATGCTGTTCAGCGGTGGAGAGCTCAGTGCTCCGCGCTCCAGAAGGACATGATGCTGCTCAAGCCCCATCGGACCGACAGCGCAGCCATCTTCGGAGCGATGGGGTGCAAGCCGGTGGCGACCACCGTCCTCCAGTTCTCGAACCGGCCGGTGACTTCCACCCGCTAA